CTGCTGCCTCCCTATTCACTCCAGTTGAAGGCAGGAGCGCAGGCCACGATAACCTGAGCGCTCAGGTAGTAACTTCTATGAGTCCTGCGACTCCTGCCGCCCTACCTATCCCCAGCGCAGTTATCCCAAACGCACTCAGCGACGAGCGGCGTATTGCGCTGGAATGGATGGAGCCTGTTCGTCATGGGAATGGCACAGGATTTCAGCTCTCGAAGTGCGGCCGCTATTCGGTCGTGGGCGAGCACAGCGCGGATGGCATTGGATTCGTGTTCCGCCTGTTTGAGCGTAAGCCAGCGCGATTGTTGTCGAGTGCGCCGACAGCGCGGCAAGTTCGCAAACAGGCTCAAGATCACTCGGAGGCATCATGAAGCAACTGGACTGTCATGGGCGGAAAATCAACTACGACGCTCCTGGACAATTGGGTGCCGGCAGTCAGCCACCACAGAAGCTACCGCGCGTGGATCGATTCAGGCAGCAGCTGGACCGGCTCGTCGAGTATTACAACATTCGAAACCAACTTCAAATGCCGCTGCGAGTCACATTTTCGCAGATGAAGCAACTGTGCGGCGTGTCTTGGGAGCATCGCGACTGGAAGCCGGCCGGAACGGAGAAGTATCGCGACCATCCGCTAGTGTTGACGGAGGACCCATGAGGGCTCAGGAGCATGCGGACAATCAACCATGAACTGCCCGGTATGCAATCAGCCCATGGTTGATATCACCAAGCCCATATTGACGTCTGGATTCAGGTTAGAACGATATCGATGTGAGCCTTGCAAGATTACAGCGCGAGTGGAGACGACCTACTCATGCGATGAGTTGAGGCATGCGGACAGCGCAGGAGAGCAACGGTAGATGGCAACTCCTGTCGAGCAGCTCCTGATCGAACTGCCACCAGTACTGGATGCCTGTTGCGGCCCGCGCATGTTCTGGTTCGACAGTCAGGATCGCCGCGCCTTGTTCATCGATAAGCGCCAGGAGACTCATCCAATGGACCTGGGCACCGAGTCTACACGCGGCCGCTCGCCTACCGTGATCGCCCCGGATATCGTTGCAGACTTCACGGCGATGCCGTTTGCTGACGAGTCGTTCCACTTGGTCGTGTTCGACCCGCCGCACATCATGCGCCACCGCGGAGGCCTCACCGGTTGCTTCTCGAAGAAGTACGGCATGCTACCGAGCAAGTGGCCCGAGGTGCTGCGAGGTGGATTCGCTGAATGCTTCAGGGTGCTCAAGCCGCACGGCACGCTGATTTTCAAATGGGCTGATACCAATATCCCGGTCTCGCACGTCCTGATGACGACGCCGCACAAACCTCTGTTTGGATCGAGGGTCGGGAAGCATACCCACTGGTACACATTTATGAAACCGAACGCTCAAACCGTGACCGAATGACCATCACCCTTCACATCGATGAGCGTGATCAGCTATGAGGTGGACGGATAGCGACGTTGCGGCCGCCCGTCAACGGATGGGAGGCACGCCGGCTCAACTGGTTGCACCAAAGCGCTCGAAGTACGGCAACACTCCCACCTGGGTGGGGGACAAGCGCTTCTCCTCGATGAAGGAGGCGAACTACTACATCAGCTTGAAGTTGATGCAGGCCTGCGGCCAGATTCGAGGCTTTGCCTGTCAGGTCTCGGTTCCGTTGCCCAGTGGTAAGCGCCGGATGATCATCGACTTCATGATTGTGAACACAGATGGCACGGTCCGATGGGTAGACACCAAAGGTTACGCCACAGATACTTGGAAGACGAAACGCGACGAACTCGAACACTCCCTCGGCATTACCATCGAGACCGCATGAAACACCCGATTCCCGTCATTTTCCTGATTCTCGGACTGCTGTTCCTAGCCGTCAGTGCCCATGCCGCCGTGAACCTGCAGACCTGCTCAGTCACCCCCACGTCGGGGGGCGTCATGGGCTGCCCCACGGACAGCATGACGTTCACCCCGGTCAACTCGACGAGCCTGGTCAGAAGCCAGGTGAACAGCGTGCAGGGCTGGCGACCGTTCAACACTCTCGCTGCAAGGGATGAGGTGTACGCAGCGGATGGTAACTGGCACACCCTGATCAGCATTACCCCGGCATTACAGCCGATTACGCCCGTACCCCCTCCTGTGATCGTCCCGCCCCCTGCAAACCTGACTCAGGACGTGCTGATCACCCTCGTGGGGGGCACGGCACCGCAAGCGGTGATGTTCGCAGGCGTGCCGGTACCGGCCTGCTTCAGTATTGGGCCGGCTCCCAGTAAGCAGGTGTGCCTACCATGAGCCAGCAATGTCAGCACCGATCCCAGTGTGATCATGATGCGACATGGGGTGTCTATACCTGGATGCCAGGAGAGACGACCGTCAATCTCAAGAGGCCGATCCGAGTCTTTTGTGGCCCGCATAAGCCCAAGCACCATAGTCTATCGAGCTATCGACGCAATGTGAAACTCGGGCCCAGCAAGCAGGTGTGCTTGCCATGACCCTGAGCGAATCCCTACGCCGCCATGCTCGCGATTATCTGATCGCAGTATTGGCACAATCAGGCGGTAACGTCGCCGAAGCTGCGCGCATCGCCGGTGTTCCCCGACAGAACTTCTACCGACTCGGTGCTCGATGCGGGGTGAATCTGAAGGACGTGAACGAGGCACGTAAGGCTCCCAAGAAGCGCCATGCCACCGCTCATCTCGTGCAGAACTGGAATCTGCCCCGCGGCCTCACCGGAAATCTGCCTTGAAGGCATTGGAAGAACTGAAGTCACTCCTGGAGCCCCTCGACACCGAACTGGCCCTGTCCTTCGCTCCTGCAAGTCAATTGCTCGCCAGCGTGCTGAAGGAAAACCACAAGGTTCTCGTATGCGGCAATGGAGGCTCGGCCACGCAAGCCAGTCATCTGGCCGCGGAACTGGTCGTGCGCTTCAAGACCGACCGGCCCGCGTTCGGTGCCATTGCGCTGAGCGATGCCGCGATCCTGACTGCTGCTGGCAACGATTACGGCTTTGAACGGGTGTTCAGTCGCCAAGTCGAGGCGCTGGGACGTCCTGGGGATCTGCTCGTCGCCTTGTCCACCAGCGGCACCTCAGCGAATGTCCTGGAAGCCATCGCCACCGCCCGACACCGTGGATTGAGAACCCTCGGCATCAGCGGTAAGCTGGGCCTGAACTGTGATGTCGATGTGAGAATCCCCAGTACCAGTACCGCCCGTATTCAAGAATGCACCTTGCTGATCATTCACTTACTGTGCGAGAGTCTGGACCGTGAGAGCACGTGACATGCACGCTATCGGCCACCAGGGCAACCACGATGTAGCCCCCGAAGCCTGGCATCGTGTCCCGAAAGTGACCGGTGACTACGACATGGACGCCACCATCCAGCACCGGGCTAATAAGGACCTGAGAAACAAGCTGGAGATGTACGTGATCGCAGCCCCCGCTTACGGACCCAGGGGCTATGCCGGATATAGGGGCTATCACGGCGATGATTGATCGACCGTACTATCCGGATGACGATGAAGACGAGACTGTTCCAGTATTGAATCAGTGATTTAGATTTCGTCTCAAATGGCAGTCAAAGGCGCACAGAAAGGCAACAAAAACGCCAGTAAAACCAAGGACTGGGAGCACACGCTGCGCCGGGTTCTGACGAGTTTCGAACTTCAGAACGACAAGGGCGAGACCACGATCAAGCGCGGTGAGGCATTACGCAAGATCGCCGAGCAATGCGTGCTACAAGCGATTGCCGGCGACAAGGACGCACGTCAGGAGATTGCGAACCGGTTGGATGGCAAGCCCAGCGAGCATGTGAAGATCGACCTGACCGAAGAGCATGTCATCACCTACGCACAGTATCTCGCCGACAAAGCTCCCGCCCTTGCCCGAGACACAGAACCTTCGGTTCAATGAGCTCAAAGACTACTGGCTCGCCTACACCCGTCGAGGAACTGATAACGAGGCGGCTCGAAGACTGTGTTGGTGCGATCGCTTCTTCCTTCTGGTCGCTATCCTCAAGAGGGCAGATGCATTCCGTTCTTGGATCTATGCTCGCTGTCGAGAGGTTGAAGCCAACCCCGACGATCACTTGGATCTGTGGGCCAGAGAACACTACAAGTCCACCATCATCACCTTCGCCGGCATCATCCAAGAGGTTCTGCGAGACCCCGAAATAACCGTTGCGATCTTCAGCCACACCAAGCCCATCGCCAAAGCGTTCCTGCGCCAGATTCAAGGGGAGTTTGAACGCAACACAGACTTGAAGACTTTGTTCCCAGACATTCTGTGGAACAACCCCGAGAAAGAAGCGCGCCAATGGGCGCTTGATGGCGGCATTACTGTCAAACGCAGAAGCAACCCCCGCGAAGCGACTATCTCAGCACACGGATTAGTCGATGGGATGCCGACAGGGATGCACTTCCGCTTGCGGGTCTACAACGACGTCGTCGTACCCGAAAGCGTCTACACCCCCGAGCAAATCGAGCGCACCACGGAGGCCTGGTCGCTGTCTGACAACCTCGGCATGGAAGGCGGTCGACGTTGGCACGAAGGCACGCGTTATCACTACGCGGACACCTACGCTACGATCATGACCCGCGGCATTACGGCAAGAATCTATCCCGCGACCGACAACGGACTCGCCAGTGGCAAGCCCGTGCTCCTGAGCCAGCCGGAGTGGGATAGAAAACTCCTCACCCAGTCCGAATCCACCATCGCTTGTCAGCAGCTGCTGAATCCCCTGGCGGGGACACAGCGCATGTTCAACGTGGAGGACCTGCAAGCCTATGAGGCCAGACCTGCCGCCCTGATGGTCTACATCATGGTGGATCCCGCAAGGAGCAAGAAGAAGGGCTCAGCCAATACCGCCATGGCTGTGCTGGGCATCGACACGGACAGCCAGAAGTACCTGCTCGACGGCTTCGATCACAAGATGGACCTCATGGAGCGCTGGCAGAACATGCGCGACCTGTGGAGAAAGTGGCGCGAGACTCCTGGAGTACTGGGCGTCAAAGTGGGCTACGAGTCCTTTGGAGCTCAAAGCGACCTGGACTACTTCGAAGAGCGCAAGAGAACCGAGAACGTGAACTTCGAAATTGAGATGCTGGAGTGGCCGAACGACGGTCCTGGCAGCAAGGACGACCGTGTACAGCGCTTATTGCCGGACATCCGCTCCCACGCGTTCTTCCTGCCGTATCCCACGGATGAGGATAACCTGACTCCTCAGCAGGTCAGGATGATCCAGGCGGGCTACGAGTACCGATTAGCGCAGAAGATCCTGAAAAGAGACGAGAATGGCTTGTTGTATGATCTGTCCGACCGGTTCAAGCTACAGGTGAGTTTCTATCCTTTTACGGGCCTCAAGGATCTGATCGATGCCGTCAGCCGAATCTACGATCTCGAACCCCGAGCGCCTGAGTATGTCGACTCGACCATCCTCGAACCGGAGCACCTCTGATGCCACGCACAGACCTCACGGACGCCCAAATGCGTCAGCTCCTCACCGAGTTGCGACCGCTGTTAAAGCCGCCCTTGCTGGCCAAGGTCCAGAGCGTGGTGAGCGAGCTGCAGGCATTACGGGAGCGCGAGAGCGTCACCCGCTACCTGCACGCGATTGAAGGAGCCGTGTAATGGCAACGATCCCTGTCCAGAACGGTAAGCCCGTCACCACTCGCACCTTCAGCTGGAAGGAAATGGTCATCCGCCAGTGGGGCAGTGAATACGCCGCTCCCGATCACCGCGTGTACCAGTTCAGTGGGGGCCGGGGCTTCGACAGCACTGACACGTACACCACGGGCATCTATCGCCCGCCCACTCGATAATATGCGCAGTTAATGCACCGTTTATGCAAAGAGTGTCCAAAAACCCCGGCTTGAGACTTTAGGTGACTGCATAACTATGAAACCGATCACTGCGGATGTGAGCAATACGTACCAGGCACTGAAGGGCCAGTTGGGTGAGTCCGCAGCGATTGCCATCTACGAACTGATCAAGGCGGTGATCGTGGAGCAATCGCTTCCGGATGAGGAGCATCCCCCCGAGGTGTGGACGGAGCAGCCGCGTGGCTGACCTGATCGTCACCGAGCAGGGCGACCCCGACGAGCAGTCGGACATGGCCATTGCCAAGCAGATAGGCGAGGCACTGCAGCGGCATTATCCCGACCATCCGTGGGTCATCAGCGTGCAGGGGAGGGCGATCATCGTGCGCCACCTTGCCATTGCCGCGGAGGTGGCAGCCAAGATCCACCGCGAGGGCTTTGGGAGCGTGCTGCCGAAGGACAAGCTGGGCACGCCCAAGGAGATTGCCAGGAGCGCCATTCAGTTCGGCGGCCAGCTCCTGGAAGCATTCCAGCTACCGCGGGGCAAGTGGGACGGTCGCGATCCGGTGTGTCCGGCCGGCTGGACGAGAAAGACGCCCTTTCAGAGAAAGGGGTTTCAGTGACCCCACTCGAAGACCACATGTACTTGGCGTTGATGGCTGCGCGGTCTTTCATCCAGCCCAAGGTTAGAGGCGACCTGCGTGATGCGGCTACCCTTGCGGTCGTCGAGCAGGCACTGAAGGAGTATCAGGATCACAAGTCCCCTCCACCCGGCAAGGTCGACCAACCGATGGACTGGGATGCGGTGAAGGAAATCCGTGGTTGAGTCCACATCGATGCGCCCGCAGCCGCCCTCGATCGAAGATCCGGTCGAAGGTGACAGCAAGCCGTGGGCCCCGGGCAAAGAGGGCAGCGAGTTCGGCAAGAAGGCTGCTACCGAACCGACCCAGGATGACACGCCTAACTGGAAGAAGCGCGCGAAGGATGCCTTACGCTTCAGCACGACCTATCTCGACAGCAATCTGCGACGCCAGTTCGACGACAGTCTCAGGGCCTTCAACAACGAGCACCCGAGCGACAGCAAGTACAACAC